TAAGCAAAGGTCTTATCGGCTGTGGAATTAGCGTAATGGCTGATAGTTGCCGATCCCTGAGTCTGCGATGAAACGTACACATTTGCAATGCTCGCCATTGAAACACAGTTTGCCGTCACGATCACGCTCGGAGTCGCGGGACGGGTTGGGCTTGTCTGCGCCGGGAGTTGCTCGATAGTCACTAATGTCGATGTGGTCGCCCACATGATCTCCATGTAGTCATTCGCCGCCAACTCAATAAAGTAATTCAGCGCCGCAATCAGATGACCGTCAGTCCCGCCGTGGGAGTTTGGCACAGAGAACTTACTGTTACTCCCCGCCACATCGGTTCCGTTCTTCCTGAACCAAATATCCACATCCTGAATCTGGGTGTCGTCATTGGCGAGCTGGATTGAAAACTGGATGTTGTAAGTCCCAGGGTTCTTGAAGTTGATCCGAGAGCTATTGGAAAGCGTGATCCCGTTTGAGTAATCGGTCGTGTTCAGGGTGACCGCATACGCAGCTGTGGTCGAGGCCGCAGTCTGATCGGTGGAGTCCTGAAACGCTCCGAAAGGGAGTTGATCGGCATAAGCCGCCGCCGAGAACGGAAGCAGAATGATCTTCGTGTCTGTGCTGATCCGCTCGTCGTAGAGAGTCGTGGTCAATGCTCCACCCGTGGCGAGAGTGACAGTCCCCGTATTGTTGGACTTGCCATTCATCAACCCATTGACTACCTCGGAAATGCCTCGAGGATCAGCGCCAAACGGGGGGAGAACACGAAACATCATCGACGACCCCTTCCGACGATGTTCACATCAACCCCGGCCATCGTTGTCCAGTTGCCCGTTGGAACAACCTTGATGCGGTGGTACTTGCCAGAGCTTCTGAGGGAGACACGGTTTTCATCACTCGCAGCCACAGCCGTTGAGTAAGTGATCGTGTCGTCCAACATCTCACGAGAGGCAACCGAAACAGTCGCAGAGCCATTGTCGATTTGCGGACGGGCCAAAGTTATAAGGCTTGCAGTCGCGCTCAGGTCGCCAGTCTCAATGAATGCAGACATCGGCTGGCCCTCGAAGGTGACGATCCTGGCCCCGGAAATCCCCGCAAACACCAGCTTCCCTCCCAGCCATTGCCGAGAGTCCAAAGACACCGTGAGCGCGTCAATCGAGGCAGAGAACGCATCCAATCCCTCAAGAGTCGTGGAGGCGGTGGCCGCAGATGCAATGTAGGTGGCAGCAGTTGTGCCGTAAGACCAGCGGTTTAGTTGCCAGTTGTAGATCAGCAGGGAATACCCGCCTGTGGTGTTTTGATAGCACCAGATCACAACCTTCTTGATTGGGTCAACGGCAGAGCTGAAGTTCGCGTAAGCAGGCTCAAGGTCATCCCAGAACCAGCGATCAACCTTCTCAGCACCAATCGGCGTGACCCTTTGGCCGTCGCACATATAGAACCCGTCATCAGACAGGAAGAAGGTCATGTTCCCGTACTGACAGATCGATCCAGGCTCATAGCACCCGATCTCACGAGAGATGGTGTCGAACTGGAAGTAGAGCGGCGAGCCGACATAGCTCATCCGAACGATGGATTTCTCCAGCAAAACAAGCCCAAACTCTCCACCCGTTATCCCCTGGATATCACCGCCGTCAGGAATGTCCTGGAAGTCAGACTGAGATGCTCCACCTGAAGTCCAATCTGTCTCGTCGTTGATGTCAGACCATTGGACTCTGTTCGGATAAGAGGCGATGTTTGCCGCGACAACGAAGTCACGAACCACCGTGATGTACTCAGCGATGGGAGCAGATGCAGCCACATCAGCGAATGCGGTACTTGAGTTCAGAGTGAATGACTGAATCTTCTGCGAGTTGTTTGTTGCAAGGAGCGCATCACCAAACTGGACAAACTTCCACTTTCCAGTACCCGTGTACCCGCCAACTTTTGACACATCACTCAGGTTTCGAGTGCCAGAGTCGTACTTGAACAGCTTGGTGGCTCCACCAGCAAAAAGAGTCGATGTGCTGCTGATCTTTCCAGAGTAGATCGCAGTCAGGTTCTCGGAAGCATTGTTGGAGTAGTTCGCCAATGAAGGGATCGGCCCATATCCAACCTGTTGAGGATAGACGTTGTATGCGGCCTGGAGCGCACCAGACACACCAGGCTGATCTGGGAGCCACTCACCGAACACAATCTTTGTTTCTGCCATGTCGCTCCCCTTAAGCGAGACTCCATGTATTCGTTGGGAGTGTCACGTTTGTCCAGTTGAAGTTTGGCAGCGTCACATCTGCCCACTCGTCACCCTGCTCTGATGCGTCACAGGTCACAGTCGCAGAGGCTGTGATTGAAGCCACTCCTCCGGCCACATATGTTCCGTTTGCCGTAACTGTTGCAGATGCCGTGATTGATGCAGAACCGTCTGCGGTTATCCCGCCATTAGCGGTTACCGTTGCAACGCAAGTGATCGCGGCGGCGCCAGGAATGACAAGCTGCGCGTTTGCCTCGCAAGTGCCAGATGCCGTGATGGATGCGCTCGCATTTTGGACAAGCGTTCCATCGGCAGAGAAACTGGCAGATGCTGTTATCGAGGCAGCGGCGTCTTGAACCCGTATTCCGCTTGCCGTAACACTCGCCGACGCTGTGATAGCGCCATCCCCATCCCACCGAGTAACGCTTGTGATGTAAAGCGGAGAATCAAGCGTTAGCGTGAGGTCATCTAGACTCGCCTTGAGGTTATCAAGGGAGTCTATTGTCCACGGTGGGTAGAGATCAGCCATTACGTCAAGGTGACAGACAGCGATCCAGCAGCGATGCGGAACACATCACCAGTAGCGATGGTCTTGGACGCATCCAAAGCGGTGTGATACAGAAGATTCCCGCTAGAAGAAGCATCACGCAGCCCAATGTAGGCCACCGTACCCCACGAACCCGTGGCTTGCGGGAACTCCACAGCCGAAGAGTTAGAGGTCGCGCCGTTCGAAGGAGCCGAGAAGGTCACACTCTGACGGGCGTATCCGTTGCCACTCACCTCAGTACCCGTATCCGCATCAGTCGGGTCTGTGGTGTATAGCGCCACATAAACCGTTGTAGGACTCGTGTAAGAAGTGTTGCGGAGAGTCGCGTTTACAAGCGCGTTCTCCAAGTAATTCGACATTTCAGCCATTTTTATCTCCTAGCCAAAGTCATGGTGAGAGGAACACCTGCGTATTCTCCCCGATCATCGGAAGCATTGATAGAGTCAATTGCCCTCTGATACAGAGCCGCCCAGGTCGCAAGACGCTCATCGTTCATCAGATAAGGCTCTGCCTCACCCAAAGAAGCGTAAAGCAGCGCATCCGGGCAGTTTGCCAAGAATGCATTTGAGGTGTTGGTGTCGCTCAGATAGGCCGGGGCTGCGTAGTACAGCATTCGGACGTTGTAGGCCGAATCCGGGATCGGAGCGAACTGGAAGTCATCTGCTAGAACCGTGTATTTCCTCGGGACACCCGTGGTCGTCACATCGGCATTGCGATAGAAGATATTGGGAGACAGGTACTCCAAGGCATAAATTGGAGTCGTGTTCAGGTGGATGTCCCGAATCTCCAGAAAGTCATTCGGCAATGAGACTGTGGCGGTGTTTGCCGTCATGGTCGCATAAACCAGCTTAGACATCTGGCGAATCCGCAAGTCCCGGCGAAGTCGGTTCTCCGCGAATGTGATGAAGTCAGGAATCTGATTCGTCAGATCAGACCGAGCGAGGTAGTTTGCTACCGTGGTCTTGAGATCGGAATAGGTGGAGATAGCCATCAAATCCTCCCCGGACGGGTGCGCCACACTCGATTGTCAGGATGGTTCAGGAATTCCTTGAACTTCTTTTGGTCGAGCACATGAAAGCCCCGCATAATCCCTTTTTGATTGAGATCATCAATCACAGTCAGCGGAACAGATGCAATCTTATTTCCAAACACCTCGTTTGACCATCTGGCACGCTCATCATAAGCATTGAACTGCGCCTTATTTGATTCCATGATGCCAGAGACATCTTGAACGGTCTCAATCACCACACCACCATCATCGGTTGCATGGCCCTTACGGTAACGGATAGGAATGTCAAAGTTGCTCATGTGAAAAAGGGGGCTGAGTTGCCCCGGCCCCCTTGGTTACGTTGCTATCGAAGATCAGGTCAAGTCAGCGCAGATGCCGTGAGCAGCCTGGTTGCGAACCTCGAGCGTGTACTCGCACAGCAACTGGGTCTTCTCCGAGTCACCCGTCTTAGCCAGCTCGTTCGTTTGGAACGGACGCAGGAAGGCCACGGCAGCGTACTCAGGATCAACCACGAAGGCCACATCGTTGCAATCGTTGTTAGCGTTCATGAACCTGTTAGGTACACAAGAAACGCTGCCGAAATCGGACAAATAAATGTCCGCTGACCCAATGATGGTGGTCGGAGCATCCGAAGGAGCCATGTAACGCTGAGCAGCGATGCCAGCGAAGGCCGAAACGGTCTGCTTGTGACCAGGGTTGACCATCAGAATCTTCGGCGTGCCGCCCGACTCGTACACTTCCTTGATGACCGTCTTGAGGATGGTCTCGGTGAAGGTGCGATCCGTGCCGCCCACGCGAGCGGTCGTGCCCAGGTTACCAGCCGTGCCGCCGGAACCACCGTCGAAGTTGCTGTTCAGCCAAGCCTGCAAGCCACCCAGGGTACGGGCGGTGGAGCCAGCCGTGCCGTTAGAGGCGGTCTGGTTGCTCAACAGGATGTGTTCCATGTCGCGCTTGATCTCAGACGAAGCCTTCGAGAGCTGATAGGCCAATTCCGACTTGCGGCCAGCCTTGTCAACGGCTTGCAGCGTTCCGGTGATGCCAACCGTCTTCTGGCTGATCTGGGTGCGGTTGCCCACACGAACAGTCGGAGCCAGGGTAGCGGTGGTGGCGTCAGCACCTTCCACAGCAGCGTTGGAAACGCTAGCGGCGGCCAGGGAGTCGGTCTGCCACTCGTGCAGAACAGCGGTAGCCTTGGTCTTGCCGATAGACGACATGAAAGGCGTGTCGGTGGGAGCGATGTTATAGATGATATCGCTCAGGTCTTCCCGCATACCAATAGCGGCATAGGTACGAAAAGTGGTCATGATGTTTCCTTAGAGTAGACGTTCAAACAGGGCCGCAGCATCGGAGACTTTTCCAGACTTCCTCAACTGCGAATGAGCTTTCTTTACTGTTTCGTCTGCCGCTACCTTTTGAGTCGCTGCATTGCCTGGACGAAGCATCTTCGGCGCTTCACTTACTTTCTTGGTTACTTGAGGCTTCTGGCTCTGTAACTTCGCGTATTGCGCGGCCATATACAGAACCTGAACAGCTCGGGAGTCGTAAGCGGTTGCCAGTTCCTGATCGGAAAAACCAATGGACTTGGCAAACTCTCGAACCATCTTCTTGACTTCGGTTCCCTTCTCAGGGTGCGCGTAGTCAGGAATCACCTCCGCAAGTCGCTGCGCTTCACGGTTGACAGCTTGGGCTAGTGCGGCTTGACGCTCGGCGGTTTGCTGTTCTGCAATCCGCTGCCTCTCAGCCTGCACCATCGCAAGTTGCTTCTCACGCTCTGTGCGCTCGGCTACCTTGACGGCATAACCAATGGGGTCTGTCTCTTTCAACGCCTCGAGATTTTCCCCGGTGTCTTGTTTACTAATGAACTCTTCGATCAGGTTCAGCCTTTGCGCGTAGGCATCCCGCGCCTGCTTCGCCTGCTCTACGGCCATCCTCTCAGCTTCTACAGCTTTACGCTGCTCGGCAAGAGTCTGTGACTTCTTGGTGTAGTCCAGCCC